AAATAAACCAAGAATTAAATTGTGAATTTTTAGGATCTGGAGATAATGTATTTGATAATAAACAATTAGATTATATTAAAGAAAATACATTACTTGATGCCCCAAATAAAATGATGGGGAACTCATTATGGATATGGGATGAACCAGAAAAAGACCACAAATACATAATGGGTATTGATGTTTCTAGGGGTGATAGTGAAGATTTTTCAACCATAGTAATTATTGATTTTGATGAAAGAAAACAAGTTTTAGAATATGTTGGCAAAATACCACCAGATTCATTAGCAGAAATAGGTTTCCGTTGGGGAACAATGTATAATGCATTTTGTGTTGTAGATATCACAGGGGGAATGGGAATTACCACAGTTAGAAAAATGCAAGAACTTGGGTATAAAAATTTATATGTAGATGGTGTTGATTCATTAAATGTTTGGGCTGTAAATAAAAGTTCTATTGATAAAATTCCTGGTATTAATTTTAATAATAAACGAGTACAAATTATCGCAGCATTCGAAGAGTATGTTAGACACAAATTTAAAATTAGAAGTCTTAGATTGTATAATGAAATGAATACATTTGTATATATTAATGGTAGACCTGACCATCAAAAAGGACAACATGATGATATTATTATGGCTATAGCTATGGCAGTTTATGTTGGTGAGTTTTCATTTTCTAAACTAGAAAAGGTAACAGAAAAAACAAAAATTATGTTAGAGTCGTGGACTGTGTCTAATAATGATGAAGTTTCCAAACAAATTAATTTTAATCCAGTACTTCCTAGTATACCTAAAAATGTTGATAGGTATGGTAGAGAGATAAATACAGCAACAAAAAATGATTATATGACATATGGGTGGTTATTTGGAAAAAGATAATAATTATAATAAATGGGTTTAAATAGAAGAAAAAAATCTGGTAATTATATTGGGGGATCAAGACTTGTTGTTGGTGGTCAAAACATATTTAATGTTAAAAAATTTGAATTAACTTTAAATAAACAAATAATAACAAAGGAAAGTGTTAGGGAAATACCACCAACTACAACCACAACAACTACAATAGCACCAGTTACAACTTGTTATATAGAAACCCAAGTTTTTGACGACATGGTAACACAAGGGTTCGATAAGTTAGTATGGTGTTAAATAAAGTATTTATAAAGATATAAAAATATCTACATTTATAATATGGCAGAAAATAATAATAAAAATCTAACAATATTCCAAAGGTTATCACAAACTTTTGGGCCAAATGGTTTATTAAACCAAGATTTACCAACATATAAATTTAATAAAAAAGAATTATTAAGAACAACAAATAAACAAGAATTTGAGATGGAAAAACTCCAAGCTCAACAATCTGTATATTTGTCTAATCAATGGACTAAAATTGAAAATAATTTATATACACAAGCCGTTTATTATGAACCAACAAGATTAGCATCATTTTATGATAACGAATCAATGGAATTTACCCCTGAAATTTCAACTGCTTTAGATATATATGCTGAAGAATCAACAACACCAGATGAAAATGGACATATACTACAAATATATTCCGAATCAAAAAGAATTAAAGGTATTTTAGCAGAACTATTTAATAACACATTAGATGTTAACACAAATTTACAAATGTGGATTAGAAATACCTGTAAATATGGTGATAATTTTGTTTATTTAAAATTAGATCCAGATAAAGGTATTGTTGGTTGTATGCAATTACCTAATATTGAGATTGAAAGACTAGAAAGAGGGATGGCTGCTAAATCTGTTAATGCTGAAGTAGACCCAAAACAAAAAGGTTTAAAATTTAATTGGAAAGTCAAAGATATGGAATTTAACGCTTGGGAAGTTGCACATTTTAGACTTTTAGGTGATGATAGGAAATTACCATATGGAACTTCTATGTTAGAAAAGGCTAGAAGGATATGGAAACAATTAATGTTATCTGAAGATGCTATGTTGATATATAGAACATCTAGAGCACCAGAAAGAAGGGTATTTAAGGTATTTGTTGGTAATATGGATGATAAAGATGTTGAGGCTTACGTGCAACGTGTTGCAAACAAATTTAAACGTGACCAAGTTGTTGATAAAAACACTGGTAATGTGGATTTACGTTTCAACCAAATGGCTGTTGATCAAGATTATTTTATTCCAGTTAGAGACCCTGCCGCTAGTAATCCAATTGATACTTTGCCTGGAGCTCAAAACTTATCAGAAATAGCTGATATTGAATATATACAAAAGAAACTCGTTACAGCACTTCGTGTACCAAAGGCATACCTTGGATTTGAAGAAGTTGTTGGTGATGGTAAAAACTTGTCATTACAAGATATTCGTTTTGCAAGAACAATTAATAAAATACAAAAAGCAATTATTGCTGAATTAAATAAAATAGCTATTATTCACTTATTTCTTCTAGGTTTTGAAGATGAATTACAAAACTTTACTTTAGGTCTTACAAACCCATCAAAACAAGCAGATCTTTTAATGGTAGATGTTTGGAAAGAAAAAGTCTTGCTATATAAAGATTTGGTAACTCCAGTACCGGAAACTTTGGCACCAACATCTGCAACTTGGGCTAAAAAACATATTTTTGGTTTTTCAGATGAAGATATTAAATTAGATATACAACAACAAAGATTAGAACGTGCAGTATCTGCTGAATTAACAAATACACCAACAGTTATAACAAAAACTGGTTTATTTGATAATATTGATAAACTTTATAAACCTTCAGTAAGTGGTGATACATCAACTCCACCAGCACCTCAACCACCAGGCGGTGGTGGTACACCACCATTAGGTGGTACTTCACCAGTGGGGGGTGGGGAAACACTACCTGAAGGTAAAAAAAGTAATTTAAATATAATATTAGAAGATACTGATAGATATATAGATTTATCAAAAGCCAATAATTCTTTAGGGTCAATAGAAGAAGCTTTAGATAATTTACTAAATGACTAATATTTATAATAAAAATAAGCTATGGAATTTGGAAAATTAAAAACACAAATAGAAAAACAATTAACTAATTCTTTTAATACAAAAAGTTTTAAAAATGATATTTTTATATTTAATGAATTGGTATTAGAAAATAAAGAATTGACAAAATTATATTTCTTATATGATGAATTAACATCGAATAAGGGTTTAAGTGAAAATTTATCTTCTGAATTTATAAACGAATCTATAAAAATTTATGAAAATATTTCTAGAAATATTTCTAGAAAAACATTAAATGAAATTAATATGTGGGTTGGTCACATAAAATGTGAAAATAAATATGACCATATAGATAGACTTTTTTCAAACGATGTGAGTTCAATTGAAGGTAAAGTAAAAAGTAGATTACAAATTATTGAAACATTAAAAAAGGAAAAGTCTAGTGTTAGTAATATAAATTCAAAAACACCTTTAGAAAAAGTTGTTAGTGTTGCAAATAAAACAGTTAATGAATATCTACAACAAATTGATGAAAATGAAAAAAAGGATATTCTTAAGGTTATAAAAGAAGATAATGTAAAACTTGAAATAGAATTTGAAACATTAAAAGAAAGTGCATTATCTAGACTTAATAATCTAAAAGAGTCTGAAACTGAATCTGAAGTAATTAATACTATAAATGAAACTATGTCTAAGATTGAAGGTGAAATTTTTAACAAAAAAAATTATTTAAAACTTAAAAAGTTAAATAATAACATTTAAATATTATTTTTAAATTTTTGTATATAGATAGCTTTATTTTTTGTTTTTCTTTTTAATATTGATTTTTTTGTAAATTCTTTTCTTTGATTTAAATTTGTATTTTGTCTAGTTCTAATCACTTTACTCTTTAATTCTTTTAGAGCTTTTTCGATATCACCTTTTTTTACTTTTACAATTAACATATTATTTTTTTATTATATTGATATATCGTTTATATTTACCTATTTTTTACAAAAATAAACGTGTGTAGTATGATAAATATATGAAAAAAGGTAAAACCGAAAAATTAAATGGATTTAAAAGTAGCAAAGTACACTATGGTACTGTGGACTCTAAAGATTTTAAATCAATATACTTAAATATACAAACTTGGGTAGAACCTAAAAAAGAATCTTATAATTGGAATAGAGTTGTTTCTAATATGAGTAGAGAAATAAAACATTCAATTTATAATAGTAAAGATAATGATATTTTTAAAGAAAATTTTATATTAGATTTAGACTTGAGGACTAGTGGTATTAATCTTAAAAAGAAATCGTTTATGAATCTAGAAATAACATTATTTATAAATCAAATTATAGACTTTAAATCTAATATATTAAAAAAGCATTTAAAAGAAATAACTAAAAATATTTATTCCGATGTATTAATTAATAATAGTTATTTTAATTTTTATTTAACAAAATATGGAAATTCAAAACCAAAAAAAGTAAAAACTGAAATAGTTTAGTATTTATAGTAAAAATATAAATATGAAAATTTTAGGACCAAACGAAACTGGTAAAGGAATTCTTATAGAATACGATGCTGGTTATATCAATCCACGTTCAGGTAGTAATCACTATATAATGGAAGGATCTAATAACTTTATGGATCATTCAAAACCTTTTGAGTTTTACGCTGTTTTACAAAAATATAATACACCAAATAGGAATGGTAGAATTTATCCTGAAAAGATACTAAAAAGAGAAGCAGAAAATTATAAAAAAATGATAGAAAAGGGTACATCTCTTTCAGAGTTAAATCACCCAGAATCATCATTAATAGATCTTGATCGTGCATCACACATTATAACAGATGTTTGGTGGGATGGTCCAGTATTATTAGGTAAACTTAAATTATTAACATCACCTGGATTTCATGAAAGAGGTATAGTGTCAACAAAAGGAGATATGGCGGCAAACTATTTAAGACAAGGTGTAACTTTAGGTATATCATCTCGCGGTGTTGGTTCGTTAAAAAAAGTTGGTGAACAAAACGAAGTTCAAGACGATTTTGAATTGATATGTTTTGATTTAGTATCCTCACCATCGACACCTGGTGCTTATCTATTTTTAGATAAGAATGATAGACATAAATTTGATGAAAATTTAGAAGAAGAAAAAAGAATTAATACACAAAGAGCAACAGGTATGGAATCAAGTTCTATTGATAAAACAAAAAAATTAATGGATAAATTATCAACATTTCTTGATAAATAAAAAAATAAGTTCTATAATTATAAAAAAATTAATAAATTAATAAATTATGGAGCACGGACAAAATTATTTTGTGGCAAAAATTAGTTCAGATCTATTAGATTCAGAATCTGGAAAAGTTAAAAAGGTAAAAGAAGAAAAATTAGTTATTGGTTATACACCAACAGATGTTGAGGCTAAGATAACTAAATTATATGAAACCTATTCAATGGATTGGCGAATAACTTCAATTACTGAGAGTAAAATTAATGAAGTAATAGAGTAAAATTATTATTTTTTTAAATTTTATTTGGGGATATCGAAAGATATTCCCTTTTTTTTTATATTAAAATAAGTTTTTTTATTAAAATCATATATTTATTTGTTATAAAAAAGAATTAATTAATATGAAAGAAAAAAATTCAGAAATTGATGACGCTTTATTTCAGATAGAGAATCTACAAGAAGCGCTCAATAAAAATGCACAAGAAATACTTGCTTCAACAATGAAGGAAGAAATTAATTCATTAGTAAAAGAGTCACTCAATGAAGATGAGGAGGCTGAAATAGATGTTGATACAACGATGGTTGATAATCCAGATGAAACACAAATGATAGGAAGTGAAGAAGAAATGGACTTAATGGGTGATGAATCAGATTTTGAATCAGAAGAAGTATCAATTGATAATACACCAATGCCACCTATGGATGATGACGATGAAACGGTTGATGGTACGGAATTTACAGATGACGAACTAATTACTGTTTTTAGAAGTTTAGATCCAACGGATAGTATTGTTGTAAAAAAAGATGACAACATGGTACATTTAAAAGATGACGAAAAAGAAGTTGAGTATCTAATCCAATTAGGAGAATCCGAAGAAGATGAATTTGATGGTATTGATCTTAGTGAAGAAGAAGATGAAGAAGATGTAGAATTTGATATAAATCTTTTTAAAGAAGAAGATGATGATGATGATGATGAAATGGATCTTTTTGAGATGGATGATCAAAATATGGAAGATGATGATTACAATGTTTCAGAAACAATCTATGAAATTGAATTAGATGATGTAGAAG